ACCTTGTACTGCTATTGGTTGAGATGTAAATTGTCTTAAACCACCTGCTCCTCCTCCACCTACTCCAGCTGATGTGCCTGTTCCGCCACCACCTCCACCTGCAACAACAGCATAATCAATTACGTTGTTTGGTGAATTAGTAGCTAAACTATTTACTGTAAAAGTTCCTGAACTTGTAAAAGTTCTAATTTCATAATCTCCCGATTGAGATGGTGTTCCACCTGATGCACATATAAAAAGTTCATTTCCTGATGGACTTTCTGTAACTGATTGTGAAGTCGCTAACCATCCTTGTGTTGAATCAACAAAAACTAAAAGAACTGATCCACCTTGTACTGCTAAAGTAGGATCAACCGTATTTCCACCGCCAATTTTATCTGAACCATTTGGATTTAATGTAACTGCATTTGTTTGCCAAGTTCCTGCATAATCTTTTAAACCTACAATAGCACCTGCAACACCTGCTGGTAAATTTACTGTTACAGCACCACTTGTTGTGTTTACAAAATATCCTTCACCACTTGTTGCTGTGAAAGTAGATGTTTTAATAGAACTTGTTTGCCAGTCAACTGTTCCTGTTCTACCAAAACCTGTTTGTGTAGCACCACAAGCTAAAGTTACTGTTGTGCCTGACTCACCTAATGTAAGTGTGCTGCCTGTTCTTTTTGTTACTGTGTTTACTTTAATTGTACTCATAATTTATCCTATTGAAACTTATATCTTATAATTACTATTCCTGAACCACCGTTCTTTCTACCACTTCCTGCAGTACCACCACCACCACCACCTGTATTTGCTGTTCCATCTGTTGCACCAGTATCAACTGAACCATTCCAATATGAACCAGTGCCACCACCTCCAACACCTCCAGGAGTAGTAACTGCTGGAGCAGTAGGAGAATATTGATTTCCACCGCCACCACCAGCAAAAGAGTTAGGACTTGCATTAATACTTGTTGTTGCACCAGCACCTCCAGGACCTGCTATTCCACCAGATCCTGGACCAGCTGGTCCAGTAGAATTTCCTCCTGCTGCTGTAGCTCCACCACCGCCTCCACTACCAGTTTGGTCTCCAGAATTTGAATTACCACCAGGAAATCCTTGTGAAGGACTTACTGGAGGAGTGTTTCCTGCTCCACCTTGTGCTGGTCTATTAGGAGCTGGTGCGGCTGCACCTTGGTTGGCACCTCCCCCTGAACCTCCAGGAGCTCCATTATAAGTTGGAGTTGAGAAAGGTGAGCTTCCTCCAGCTCCTCCACCTGTACTTGTTATACTTGAAAAAATTGAATTTGATCCTGGTGTTGCTGCGGAAGGACCTACACCACCTGCACCAACTGTTATTGGATAAGTAGTATTATTTATTGTTAAACCTGAATCTGCTGCCGCTAATGGACTAGCTGTGTAAGAATCTATTGGTGTATCTTTTCCCTCTCTAAAACCTCCTGCACCACCACCGCCAGTAGATCCACCACCACCACCAGCAACAACCATGTATGAAACTTTATCTCCACCACCTGCTGCATTTCCAACAGAAGATACTGCAAAACAACCACTTGAAGTAAATGTATGAATTTTAAAATTTCCAGAAGTTGTAATAGTTCCTCCAGTTGCTGACGTAAAAGAAGCTCCTGTTACATCTGATGTTGAGTCTTGAATATCTTGCCAACCTTTAGTTCCATCCACATAAATTAAAGTTACTGATTGAGACTCTGTGTTTAAAGTTGCATTACTACAATTACCATTAATTTTTGATCCATTTCTACATAATGTTACATTGTTAGTGTCCCAAGTGTTTCCGTAATCTTTTAAAGCAATAATATCTCCAGCCGAAGGAGAACTTGGAAGTGTTACTGTTATTCCACCAGATGTGGTATTAATAAAATATCCATTGCCTGAAGCAACTGTTAAAGGACTTGTCTTTGCTGTAGTACACCAATCAACTGTGCCAGTTCTACCGAAACCTGTCTGCGTTGCACCTGATGCTAAAGCAACAGAAGCTCCACAAGAACCTATTGTAATTGTTGATCCACATTTTTTAATGATGTTAGAATCGTCTGAAACTTTTTGTATGTTATCTGTTTTAATTATACTTGCCATAATTATTGAAATTTGTATCTTATTATTACTACTCCTGAACCGCCAGCACCAGCTTGTGATCCTTGTACATTACCACCTCCTCCACCTCCAAAATTTGCTGTTCCATTACCACTAGCTAAAGTGACACTACCTGTTCCACCATTACCACCTCCACCTGTTCCTCCATTATTTAAATTTGTATTTGGTGATGTGCCTTGCGCACCACCTCCACCACCACCACCTCTTGTAACTGGAGAGGCTGATATAGAACTTGTAACTCCATTTCCACCTGAACCTGCATTTCCAGCAGAACTTGGACCTTGTGTTCCATTAGTTCCCACAGCACTAGCGCCTCCACCTCCAGCCATACCTACAGCATTTCCTGGTCCTGGACTTGATGTTCCGCCATTATTACCTTGTGGAGGACTAACTGGTGGAGTGTTGCCTGAACCTGCAGCAGCTGATCCTGATGGACCATTACCTGATCCACCACCTGAACCACCATCTGCTCCATCTCCACTATCGTTTGGTGAATTGCCACCTGCACCTCCACCTGCTGAAGTGATTGTACTAAAAATTGAATTTGAACCATTTGCTTTTCCTGTTCCAGGATATGCTGGATTTCCTCCTGCACCACCTCCTCCTACTGTTATAGGATAAGTTTGAACACTTACAGGTAAACCTGAACAAGGAGTTGCAGCTAAAGGACTAGCTGTGTAACCACCACAAGCTTGTTTACCTTCTCTAAATCCTCCTGCTCCGCCACCAGCCCCTGTTCCACCACCTCCACCAGCGACTACCACATAAGAAACTTTAGCTCCAACTCCTGAACCAAAAGTATTTGTTACTGAAAAACAACCATCAGAAGTAAATGTATGAATTTTAAAATTACCACAAGTAGTTACTGTTCCACCAGTAGCTGCTAAAAAACCTGGATTACCTGTGACATTAGAAGTTGAATCTTGTACGTTTTTCCAACCTTCTGTTCCATCTACATAAACTAAAGTTACTGATTGACCTTCTGTTGTTAAAATTGCGTCAGCACAAACTCCACCAATTTTTGATCCATTTCTTCCTATAGTAACATTGTTAGTTTGAAAAGTGTTTGTGTAATCAGCTATAGAAACTATATCACCAGCACTTGGTGATGCTGGTAAAGTAACTGTTACTGCTCCACTTGAAGTGTTTACAAAAAATCCATCACCTGACACAGCAGTAAACGGAGATGTTTTAGCTGTAGTACACCAATCTACAGTTCCAGTACGACCAAAACCTGATTGAGATGCACCGCTTGCAAGTGTTACAGTTTTACCTGAACTACCTAAAGTAAGTGTAGATCCGCATTGTGTATCAACTTGATTTACGTTTATTTTACTCATTAAACTATTACTAACGTTCCTGTTACTGTTACAGTATTAACAAAAGTTACTGGTCCTGCAAGGACAGCATTTTCTAATACCATATTTTTATCTAAAGTTCCTGCATGATGATAAACAGTTTCTGTTGCTGGTTTATCGCCAATAAAATCTTGTTCAAAAATATTCATCTATTCTCCTTATGTGCTAATTGAGTCAACTCTACTAATCCAAACATCTACACTTGATGCAGTATTAGATTGTCCTTTTAAAACATCTGTATTCTGCATAACGACTTTAGAACCTGACTGAATTAGTTCAACTGAACTTGCAGCAGGTAAACTTAAGTCTTTAACAAGGTATCTATCTGTAGAGCCATTCTCTGAAATCCATACACTAACAGTTACTGCTGATGTAAGAACATTAGCAAGTCTTAAACCAACAATAGCATCATCACTATTAGCTGTTAATAATGTAGTTGCTGTGTTTGTTATTTGACCGCCTGTTGATTCAAAGTCCTGTGCCATTTTTCCTCCTTATAAAGCTATTGCCATAGCAGTTGCAAATCCTTTTGAAGCTGCATCTGTTATTTTACTTACGTTAATATTATTTACAGCAAGATTGATCGTTCCGCTAGTAGTAATTGGTGAACCAGTTACTGTAAATTCTGATGATCCTGCGTCTGCTACAGCTACTGAACTTACAGTACCTGTAAACTGAGGTTGAACCTGTGAAAAAGTAATGTTTACACTACCAATAGTACCACCAGTATCTGTTGTGCATAAAAATATTGTATCTTCGTTTGTTGTTCCTTCTTGAATAATAACAAGCTGACCAGCTAACTCATCTACTGTATTAAAATCAGGATCTCTACTTGCTGCACCACTTGCTGGAACTAAATAAATACCATTCTCTGTAGCATCTGTTTGATCTTTAACTAAAACTTTATCACCTGTGACTAAAGAAATACCATCTAAAGTATCTCCATTTTCTAAAGCATTTGATAAATTAATATTTGCTGTTGTTGCTACTCTTGTAATAATTCTTGTTTTTAAACCTGCAACTAAATCATCTACATAACTTTTTGTTGTAACATCTGAACTACCTGATGGTGCAGACATACCTGTAATTGATCCACCTGTTATAGCAACATTATTTGCTGCTTGTGTTGCAATCGTTCCTAATCCTAAAGATGTTCTAGCAGTAGCTCCACTTTCTGTTACAAAATTAGAACCATCACCTACAATAAAATTACTGTCTGTTGGAGTTAATCCTGCAATATCAGCTAACTGTGCATCATATGCTTGAACATCACTTCCTATAGCTAAACCTAAGTTTGTTCTAGCAGATGAAGCTGAAGCAACATCACTTAAGTTATTTGCTTTTACATTTTTTGCATCTAACTGTGTTTGTATTGCAGAAGAAACACCTGAAACATAACCAAGTTCAGTTGATGTTACAGATGATACTGCAACTTTGCCTGATGAATTTGAAACTAAAGCTCTTGATGCAGTTAAGTCTGATGTAGCTATTGTTGATGCACCACCAGTTATAGATCCTGCTTTTGCATCTAATTGAGTTTGTATTGCTGATGTTACTCCATTTAAATATTGAAACTCTGCATCTGATACTGTTCCGTTTGCAATTTTTTCAGCAGATATTCCTGTAGGTATAGAATCATTTGTTTTTGATAATGCACCAATATAAACATTGTTTAATGCACCTGATGTTAAAGAACCTGCATCCCAAGTTACAGTAACTGTTGTGTTTGTAGAAAATGATGAACTAGCAATAGTTCCGTAAAGTGTTGCAGCTGTATCTGTAATTTTAATTCTTCTACCTGCATGATAAATTGAAGTAACATCTGAACCATTAATTGTAAATGAAGTTCCACTTACATAAGCTGCTGTGTATGTAGCATCACCATCTCCATACTCAATCCATTGTGCATCATTGAACCAATCTCTAGTGTTCTTCATCAATGCTCTAATGGCATTGTTAAGATTAGAAGGTAACATTCCTTCTGCTACTGAAATACTATTTAGTGATGTGTTACTAGCTTGGGTTGTTGAATAATTTTTAATATTAGTTGGCATTTAATCTCCTATAAACCATGCAAAGACTTTATTATTTTCTTTGTTCTTTTCGTTAATTAATGTGTTTATTGCTTCTTCAATTTGTCTTTGAAAAAACTCTTGAGTTTCAAAACTATATCTAACATTATCTATATCAGTTTTGTCCGTCATCTTAAACCTATTCTTGATGCTTTTAAATCAACTCCTTGTGCATGAGTCCAAGGTGTTCCGCTTGGTGTAGTAACTTGTATTCTAAAATACCTACCAGATTGTCTTACTGGATTATCACCACTTGTTACCATGCTTGAAGATGTTGAAACTGTTTCAGTATCAGATAGTTTTTCTTTACTTTTAATTATTACAGTTGCAGTAGCATCAACTATTGGTCTTACATTCGTTATACTACTTCTATGTCCTGGAAACAACTCTAATTCTCTAGTTTCTATAGTTCCTTCATTTTCTGTTCCTGAAAATATAGCTGCTTTATAATTATTATCTATAGCTCCTAAATATCTTTGACCTCCACTCCAAAAATCTGTGTCTAAAGCTATATTTATTTGGTCTAAGTTTTCTGAGATAATATCCATAAGTTCTACAGTATATGCACCTACGAACTGTGAAAATATGGTACTAGCACTAGCATCAGCCGTTGACCATTTTTGTGTAGCATAATTATAGATTAATATTTTATCGCAAATACCTGTTGTGTTAGCTGTATCTGATGCAGACGGATATAACCATAAAGCTAATTGGTTAAATGGATCTACAGCAGCACATATTCTATCAGAAAATGCTTTGTTTAAATCTACATCAAAGAATCTGTTTATTTTCTCAGCACCTATCGCAATAACATTATCACCATTGATTTCAAAGAAACCATCATCAGCATAGAAAAATACTCTTCTATTATCTTGGCAAACTGTTCTTCCATAAACAGCACCTCTGTTTGGAGATATAACTGATAGTCTAAATATTGTTGCACCACCAACATAGTCCATACGTATAATTTGGTTTTGTCTAAATACATAACCAATCTCACCTGAAGTTATGTGAACAATCTCACCACCAGAACCTGGTAAATCTTGTTGGTCAGCTTGTTTAGTTCCTGATTCCCAAGTAGCAATATCATTAATACCTGACCATTGTATTCTATTTTGATTTGTAGGTTGATTACCTGTTATTAAAAAATCTCTAACCACACCTGAAACTCTAAATGTTGGTACACTTCCTGATGTTGCTATTGCTGAAAGATTAGCAAAATTAGTTGATGTACCCATTAAATAATATTGAGGTGCATCAACACCATTACTTGCTATGATATAATTACCAAACTGTGTAAATGTAAAATAATCTGTATTACCACCTGTTAGCGATCCTTTTCTTGAGGTAAATGTTCCGCCATCTAATTGATAAATGTCTGTGTTCTTAGCAACAAAGTTAAATACATTACCTGAATTATCTCTAAATGAACCAGCACCTCTGCTATCTGCAGCAATATTA